ATCATTTTCTAACATTCGCATTACCAACAGTTGCCGATCCCTTTGTTAGTATCGCTATCAACGAGGACTATAAAGGCGACCCAATATACAAAGAAAGCCCAACATTTTCATCAACACCTAAGCCTGATAGTCAGCAATATTGGTCAAATACGGGCAGAATACCTAAATTTATTGCAAATGCACTAAATAAACTTTCGCTTGGAGATGAAGTTGAGGGCGGGTTTGCTGATTTTTCTCCTGATGCAATAGAGTTTTGGATGGATTACCTTACGGGTGGAACGGGTAGGTTTGTACAGAGATCAGCAGAAATGCCTTTGAATATAGTTGAGTTGTTAAAAGGAGACTTGGAAGTAAGCGTTTGGAGTGCAATACCACTAGCCAGAAAGGTTATTGCTTCGCCTTCAGCACGGCAAGATACGGGTAATTATTTAGACAATAGACAAGACCTATTTACGATATTAGCAAGAGTTGATTTAGCTAGAAAGTCAGGCAATACAGATGAAGTTGTCGCTATGTACGACAAATATAAAAAGGAACTTAGTATTGCGGGTAGATTAAAGGCTATAGATAATGCAAGAAATAGAATGGTAAGACAGATAAGAGAAATAGAAAAGAACCCTAGAATCCCTGATGATACAAAACAAAATATTATTAGACTCAGGAAAGAAAAGATAAGAGAACTTCAGCAAATGGGTCTAATACTAATGAGGTCAGCGGGCTTCAAAAAGTCGGGCTAGAAGTTAATTTTAACTTTTGGGTCTAAAAGTTTGCAATACAGTAAGTAATTTATACTGCAGCCGCTATCTAAACATGCTTGTTCAAGATGTAGCCAAAAGTTTGGAGTTTTGTAAGGTTTTGGTTCCGCAGCCAGATCCAGTTGTCTGGTAATTGCACCAACTACTATCATACTATCATTTTTTCTTTTTTAATTTAATTAACTCTGAGAGATACCATTGAGCCTTTTGCAAGTCCTCTAGCCCATTCTTATGATTAAATCTCCACATGTACTTGATGACGTTCCCCTGTAGGTAAAATTGGTAGCCATCTCCCGTAGCACTTTTTATTGCGTCTATACATTCAACCTTTCCTTTTCTATAGTGGCTAGGTCTATTTACGTTATCTTTAGCTTTCATCTTGATCCTCCAAATAATCTTCTATGTTTAAAATTGTATGCTGATTGATGTATATGGGGGTATCTTCGCCTACCCAAGACCCAATTACGTTGTAATCAAAATATTCTATGGCATCATCTTCTGTCATATGATTGTCATGCATAAGTATTAATATGCATTTATCGTAATCATATATCGCCACTTGTTTTCTACCGAAGGCACTTATAGTTGTGCCTACAAACGCATCTTCAAACCCATCTGCTAGTCTCATTTTTGATTTGTTCATCTATTTCTCCTACTCTTTTAAAATATTTTAATTCAAAGTGTGCCATTGGCTCCTGATCTTGCCAATCGCCTCTATCTGATCTACCACCTTGCTTGATGGTGAACGGGGAAAAAAAATCCAAATAAGCTAATACATCTAGCCACGACACCAAAAGAATTGGAGTTGTGTTTGTTTCTTTTCCTAATCTCCTAGCCTCTAAAACTTTTGCTAGTGATATTATGTATGTGGGGAATGTTCCAAAATTATGTGTTCTGCATTTTACTTCTGCCCAGCCAACCAGCAGTTCTGATCGATACATAGAATAATCTAACTTATAGGACATTGGAAGTTTGTGATAGACTATGCCCCAACATTTTGAGACATAGTCTAGAACTTGTTTTTCTGATCTTCTATCTTGTGAAGTTTCATATAAAGACCTAGCCATAAGTTTAATTTAACTTCTAGGGCTTTTTTCTAACCAAGCAATTACGTCTGATTTCTTATAAAGTCTTTTAGGTCTGTTCTTTTCAGACTTAATTATTTCAAAACTTTTTGGGAAAGTAGAGTTCTCATCATTGATTATATTATATAGTGTCATTCGACTTATAGAAAGATAATTGGCAACACCATCTAAAGTCAAATAGTCTGATTGAATATCAGCATTATTCTCCGACTTTTTCTTTGTCATCTTCTTGCCTTTCATCAGGTGTGCCATCTTCATTAAGCTTAACCATAGCAACCATGTACCTTGAGCCAATCCAATCTTTATGCAAAGCCTCAGGGACATCATTTGGATGTATTGTTAAACGTATGTTCGTTCCGTTTTTGTCTTGCATCATGGATGTTTTGACTGCTTCAAAATGGACATTAGCAATTTTATTTTCTTCTTCCATTTAACTCTCCCTTAAAATGGTATTTCGTCATCTAATATAGCACTAGATGATGATTGTTGTTGTTGTTGCTGAGGGGCATTGCTTTTAGTGTAGCCATGTTGTTGCTCTTGTCTTTCTCTTTCAACATTCCCTATTATTCTTAAATAAGGAGAACCCGCCTTGCTCATCTTTTTACAACCAACTAAATTAATTTTAGGTTGGCTTATGCCCTCTTCCTTTTGTTTTATTATGTCGTTAACAACTTCCATTTCTAATGAAAGCATTCCTGAGTAATCAGGACTTTTGTCTGACCTTTTTTCTCTTTGGGCAAATAGCCCACCCGTTGCGGGATATTGATTATTGTCCATTATTTTCTCCTTTATCATTGACAATTTCTTCTGCTCTCTTCTTGAAAGCCTTTTCTACTTCTTCGTAGTCTTTTGGGGATAAATTTTCTAAAATTTCCCGTGCCTCTTTATTGTTTTTCCAAAATCCAACTATATCTGCTCTACTAGTTTTGCTTGGTAAAAACTGAATGAAGACTTCTTTAATAAACTCTATGCCTTTTACAGTTTCTTTAGTGTTATCTAAATTTAGAAATGTTGCTTTAGGAAGATTATCCTTATCATTAGTTTCATTAGTACCGCCCTTTATTTCCTCAGGTCGCTCCTCTTTAAAACTGTCAGCCTCATCCTCTGCATATACGTCTCCGTGAAGACCAACTAATTTTAGTATAACTCTGTCCTTAGCCCTCTTCTCAGCCATAGCATATGGATAACTGTTTTTATTATTTGATGGGGATGCCTCGCCTATAGACCATTCAGATTTGTCTCCCATATGACCCATGACCATTAGGCTAACAACTCTTTTGCTACTGTCATTTTCTAATATTTGAGGGGCATCAAACTTAATGTTTCGAGCCACCGCAACTTTTTCCAAAGCCTTATGTAAAAGAACGTAAGTTCCGTGACAATTCCATCCCGCATCTGTATGGTTCATTCCTATTTCTTTTAATGTTTCTACAACCTTATCAGGTATATTACTTTTCATTTCCCCACCCATGATTTAATTAGATTTTTTATTTTAAAAAATATTTTACAAACGAAAAAAACGTCTTCTGTCTTACCTTTTCCCGTAGCCTCTGCAATATGCTCTGCTATTAAAGACCTATCCTTTGGTCGCTCACTTATTATTCTAGGCTTTAATTTTACAACACCACTTTTCTTAACTTTTCTTACTACCCTCTTAGGTACTTTTACTTTACTTGTCATGCTAACCTCTCCTTATATTGTTGACAAAATTCAGCAACTGAACAGTAGTTGCCACAACGGGTGTACTCGCCACCACGAAATTCTATTTCTAAATCTGTTTTTTTATTGTAGGCTTTGTCAGTCTCATTATGCCATTCAATGTATTTGATAGCTTGTTCCTCACTATCTAAAACTCTCAATGCTCTCTTTTGACCTTTTTTCTTTACTGCCCATGTGTCATTCTTTTTCCACATTTCTTCAGCACTACAAAGACCTAAATCCCCATGAACATCAGCCAAAATCTGTGCCTCTTGATGTAAAGCCATTCTGTCAATTATATATTTTGATGCTTTTTCGTGATCCCATAAAGGTATGTCAACAAAAACTATAGGTGCTTTTGGATAGTCTTCTTTTCTCTCTGCGTCTCTTCTGTTCCAATCCCTCAGGATTGCACATATTTTAAGATTAGTTACTTTGCTTTTATTGAAAGCATGTTTGTCATTTACCAAATAGGCATAACAATTTAATTGATTTTCCCACTCAGGCTTTCCGTATATTACAGACCAAACTGATGTAACTTTGTAATCAACTATGGTTATGTTATCGTCTTTTATCTCTTGCCTATCAATCGCACCTGACAAAACCCAACCACTAACAGTAGAATACAATCGCTCTTCTGTTATGCTATCTTCTGATTGTTTTGAATTTTCTAGAACTGAATGTACCGCAGTACCAAACAATGCCCAAACCATATCAACCGCATCCACCTCTATCTGATGGTCGTGCTTTTCTTTCATTAATCTTATCTTGGGGCTATCTATTAAGGTAGTGACAGATATGTCAGCTTTACCTTTACTGTATTTGTCGTTTATGGCAAAGTCCACAAAAGGTTGTGGCATACCAAAGTTATTGGTTATTTTCATGTCATTTCTCCTTACGCACTTTTATAGATAATAGGAATACCAATTTATGTCAACAGAAACCCAAAAAAAAATAAATTTTATTATCGAGGGCGAACCCGCAAGTAAGTCAAACTCAAGAAAAATAGTTACATTTGGCAAAAGACCCGCCCTGATAAAATCAGATAAAGCTAGAAATTATGAAAAGATTTTTGCTCTTCAATGCCCACAATTAGAAAATCTTATTGAAAAAGATGTCAAAGTAGAGTTAGTTATATATTACTCTTCAAGAAGACCTGATCTAGATGAGAGTGTTATCTTGGATTGTATGCAAGGAAAGATATATGCTAACGACAGACAAGTTAAACAAAAGTATATATATTGGGGATTGGATAGAGAGAGACCAAGAACTCATGTCAGAGTGTCGACTCTGGAAACATGTGATGTGCCAAGCGATTTCTGATTTATATTTAGGAACTGCAAAAGAAAAGCTATCTGTGGCTGAATGGATTATCAGCGATGATTATGATCAGGTTTGCGATATGGCAGAATTAAATGCGAGCAGATTAAAAAAATATTTATTTGAAATTGCAAACAGTAAACCTATCGTTGCGAGATACTTGGGCGAGAAGTTGAAGAAGACAATTCAAAATAGAAGTTCCCCCTACTAGTTATAACAAGAACTAGTTATAAATATATATAATATAAACTAGTTATATATATACTAGTTATAACTAGTAATACTAGTAGAAGTTAAAATTAACTTTTGGAGTACATGGGCAAGTATGGGGCGTATGAGAAAGCAAGTATTTAGTTTCCAAACTTATAAAAATAATATTTTTTTTCATTGACGATTATTTTTTATGGAACTATCTTTTTCAAATTGCGTAAGGAGAAAACATGGAACTAGTATCAAACATCAGGGCAAATGCCCTCAGATTAGGTAGCGGTCAACACAAGGTTAACTGCCCCTTTTGTTCGCATAAGCGAAAGAAAAAAGATCAGAAAACAATGTCATTAAAAGTAGATAGCAGTCTTGTTATTTATAATTGTTGGCATTGCAATCAAAACGGGTCTGTAAAAATTGGAGATAATAACTTTAGGCTGATAAGGAGGAGCAATGTGGTTCATGCTGTAGACAAAAGATGGGATGATTTATCAGTTGAGAATGGCAGTATAGATTATTTAAAAAGCAGAGGAATATCAGAAAATACTGCAAAAATAGTAGGGGTAAAATTTAAAAAACATTACATTGCATCAGAGAAAAAAGAGATGCCTTGTTTGGTTTTTCCGTATGTAAACAAGGGCAATACTGAATTTGCAAAGCTGAGATCGTTTCCAAGTAAGGGATTTTCTTCTCAGGGATCAGCGGTTAATTTTTTCAATATAGATAATGTTGAGACT